GAGGCGTATAAATCCAGGTCCGTTATTTACGACATAATGATGATAAATAATCCAATCAAGAGGATCATATACATTGATAAGAGAATGTGTTATTACCAATTTATCATCAGGAACAATTAAATGTTTATTACTAAGAACCTTTTGCTCAAGATTTTCTTTTAACATTGCACACAATTCTTGTGTGGTAGGTGGGTTTGATGTTAAAGGAACAAATTCAGGATCTAATTCTTTTAAGAACCTTCGAGTATCAGGACAAACAAACATATATGCAATCGGAATTAACATAGCGTCTTTTAATTTCCTAATTGATCTGATAAGGTTCCCTTTAAATTCATCTTGATCTATATGATCATCTACTAATATGTGCCGTTCTACTAGAATTTTACTTCCTAGGAAATAAAGAACATATTTCAAAACCTTATTAGGATCACATCGATTATAATAAATGTCGTTAGTCATAATTCTGACTAGTGTCTGTATAGATTCATCTCCTTGTTCTATCTTCATCAACATTTGACAGAGATTTGCAGAGAAAAGAAAATCCCTCAAGTATTCTTCATTGTCGGTGGTACGTTCATAGATCTTGAAGAAATCATTGATTTGACTTTGTCTTAACACTCGTCTGGGTATATATAATAAAGGGTTTTCAGTGCACGAGGGTACCTCAATTTTCCTCAACTCTTCAGAACCCACTAGAAACTCCTCATTAAGATTTGTTACACAATTGCATCTCATATGATAATGTCCGTAATACATAGGTCTCCTGAGTCTAACCAACTGGTCACAAAATACAAATTGTCCGGCTAACATACTACATTGGAAATGTAAATTTGTGTTTTTTGCTGACTTTGCAAAATCTTTCAATGTATTGGTTGTGAACATGATGTGTGTATAAGGAGTATAAAGATTTGTACTAAACCCACCATGAGTGGTAGCAAGATCACGGAATCGATGAGAAGTTGAACCTGAGATCATATTAGGAGGGACTATGAACTCTTCAGGAGGTACTTCACACGCTGATGCAAAAATCCTTTTGATCAAGTCACCTAAAGCCCCATTTTCTTCTGTACACCAATTAATCGTAGAGAGTAGCAATAATAACTCTTTGAAATATGGATCTACTGTTTTCAAGTCATATCCTTCTGCCATTGTAATTTTGCTTATCGTTGAAGATCCCATATAAGGCATCATAGCACCTATTGTCGATGTGAAGTTTTGATCTTCAGCTGTTATCACAGCTCTATATGAGATGTAATTGGATCTAAAGTCTTTCTCTAGACAATCTACACATTTTTTAGTCTCTGCTTTTCTCATTTCAAATAATTCAAAGGACAGGGTACTGTGACGCCTTCTAATACTCCTAAATTCCAACTCAATTCTCTTAATCTTTGAGCATGCTGTGCACTACAAATGTCAGGATTCCATAAA